ATTTGCTCTTGCGTCGGTTGCCTGTCTTGGGCTCATCTCAAACACCTCGTCACCGTCTGGCCTTTGAGGAAGCCCTAGCTGCTGACGAGCCTCATTTGGAGTCATAACCTGTGTCTTCACATATCTCTCAAGGATCTGCGATTGTGCAATCTCGTCTGTTAGGGTTAGCTCATTAAACTTAAGCTCTAGAACGTCTGTATACTCACGAACAATCTTATTTAGCATTTTCTCAAGGTTCTTTTGAGCTGGCCTTGCAACCTGCTCTTTAAATGTCCTATCCTGAGCTAGCGCTGATGCAATAGATGATGCGTCTGCACCACCAATCTTTGATAGTGGAACTTGGTGAGCTACAAGAATATCCTCCCTATTACGAATACGATATTCGTTAAATGATGCTTCCTGTACCCCGTTTTCAATAGGCTCCATTTTAAACTCTACCTTGCTCTGATCGGAGTCTCCAGGTAATGGAATGTACAGGGTTCTATGAGACTGCCCCCTAAGACTTGTCTGCAAGAACCTAAATAGTTTATCTTCTGCTTCGGCTGAAAGCTTGGCACCCTTTAGCGTTACGACATATCTTGGCACTGCCTTGTTTCCAAAATAGTCGATGTTATACTGGGTTGCTAGTTGATCTCCGTGTAGCGAAGAAATTGCAGACATGATGTCTGGAATACCATAATAGGTATTTAGCGGAGAGTATTCTTTATAATGAATAATCTCATTTGGCCTTGGGTCTCCAGTAACTGGGTTTGGATTGGTTGCACCAAAGTTTCTAAAGTAGACAACCTTTTGCCCAATAATCTGGACAAAGCCATCCTTAAGCCTTCTTACACGAACAGTAGTAGCTGGAATGTGTCCAACATAGCCAATCTCACCCTTGGTGGTTCTACCAATTTCAAGGTACCCATTTCCAGTTGCCTGAACGTCAGTGAAGAACTTTGCCATCGTGTGAGTAAACGAATCATCATCATTTAGACTTTCAATCCAGTCACGGAGCTCGATCCTAAGTCTTTCAATTCTATTACGAGCACGGTCTCTTTGTGCATCATCCATTACTTGCTCAAGTCGTAGCTGTGTTCTGTCTGAAATCTTAAAATCATAGCCTAGCCCTACAATATTCTCTACCTTAGCGTCGATAGCTGCGTGGTTAGCAAAGGATGTGTCATAGTAATTGGCTAGCTCATAGAGGTTCCATGGTGGTGTAATGACATCAAACATGCCATAACCATTATTGTATACCGTGCCTGGGTTAATCTGCTTTGTTCCAGATCCATCTAGTCCAGCACTGCGAGAAGATGCTCCAGCTAAATATGCAGTAGACATAGTGTCTATATTTTTAGGAACTTGAGATTCATAAGCCTTTGAAATTCTATCTGCACGTCTTTTAAAGTTTTTATCTAGTCCAGAAAATAACTTTAGGTCATCCCAACTCTTGATAAATGGGTCTTGACGCTTAAACGTATCATCTTGTTTTGACACGTCATCGAGTCTGGCACCAAGAACATATTCGTTTTCTGACATTATTCATCATCTCCATACATTGCAATAGTATCCTTTGCTGCCTGTACTGCACCAAGATCATTGAGATTGGGGATAAGGCCTTGCTTCATTCTGTCCAATTGTTCTGAGTATTCTTCTTCTGATACCCTGCCAGCCCCAGGAATAAACTCATAAGAACCATCTCCAAAGCCCAGTGATGTAGCCTCATTGATAAGTTTTTGAATTTGAACCATATCACCTTTGTGCGCTGGAATGTTGAGGACGCTTCCGTGACCGTCAGTGAGTGGTTTGCCGTTTGCCTTTTTCCAAAAGTAGATTCCCCATGGATAGTCTTTTTCAAGAACGGTTAGCTTTGATTGACCAATATTTGCAGGATTTTGATTACTCATAACCAATAGTATACCATATTAAACTGGTAACAGTACAGATGATCTCCACTCAGCGTCTGCATATACAGAATATTTGTACGAACCGAAACGAAGATCTTTATCTGAGGTAGCGATTATCCTATTTGTACCCACGTATTCACGATAAATTATTGCTGGGTCAACGACAAATGATGTTTCTATAGAAATGTACAAGACATCTTGCCATAAAAGCTGTGTTGGAAGAACAAGATCTTCCCAGACTTCTCCAAAATCGGATAGCTGGTTCCATCTTCTAAACTCAATTGTCAGAGATGTTTGAGTGGATGGTAGCTGGTAGTAGCTAATATTATTAAATAGCAATGGCCCAGTTATTCTAATTGCTCCAGCTTCTGCTGTATAAATAAGTGCTCCAGCAAACTGTATTCCGATTATTGACCACGAGTCACGCTCTATAAATAAATCTTTTACGAGAGTCCCATTATGATAAAACGCTAGCCCGCTAATTGACGCACCGCTGGATACGTTCACACCGTATATCCTTGCCCTTGTTCTAGCTGAATTTGCTGCTACCATATAAAACTTTGCATACAGATTAGAGCTTTGAACTTCAAATATTTCTACTGGAGTGGTTGGGAACAGTCCTTCTTGGTACTGTACCGCCATCTGAATTGCTCCCACGGCATACTCATCTGCCAATCCATCATTTATTCTTATAGATATTCCACGATTCTTCTCTGTACCACAAAGCTTGATTCCGCTATATTTTGACATATAAAGATATGGGTTGCTGCCCTTGTATATTGAGTATGGGTTCTTACCTTTGTAATTAAAATAAATTCCACTTCTAGAGTATGGGAATATATCATATCCAAATCTTGTTCCGACTGGATTTGGTGTTGCATGGTTTAGTGCTTGAGAAGCAAGCTGAAGACTAGTTATCCTAATTGGATTATTAATTACTCCAGGATTCTGAATCTCTATATGAATTCCTATTGATAGATCATTAATGTCTGCTCCAGGTGGCATATAAATTACATCTCCAGAAACAACCTCATACTTTGTATTTGTCCAAGAACTTCCTGGAGTCACTGAGTGTGTTGGAGATACTGAATCTCTATTTACGAATGCTGCGTCAAGTGCGTTAGATCCAGTTGCCAAATACTGAAATGTAACGTATGTTCTTATATTAGAGTCTGAAGTGTCTATGGAACCATCGTCACCAGCAAGTGGTCTAGTGTTTGAAATATTAAACTGCAAGAAATCCAAATCGTACTCCTTGCTTCCATCTACATTTGTGATGTAGCTTGCAAAATAAGTTAGTGGCAAATAGTCTTCCCAATACGAGTCAGCTGCAATGTCTAGCTGTAGCTCTCCGATAAAGTTTTTGGGGACAAGGGTATAGCTTGCGATATGGTCTTGGAATCTTCCAAATACAAATGAGTCTGCGAACCCACCATCTAACGTACCCTCAAAAACAGCCCAATCTTCAGATACTGGATCTATGTATCCTCCAACTGAAGTGAAATCAATCTGACCATCTTCGCTGCTATCAAAGTAAAGCATAAACACATCTGACAAATCTGTTGGGATCGAGGCGATGCCAGACTCATTAAAGAATGAGTCGATCTTTTTTGCATTTCTTGCTGTAGAAAATCCTATATTAAATATTTTTCCAGTAAAGGTATTGTCTAGGCTTGTACTCCCGCCAACATAGACTTTTAATTGGTCTTTGTTTCCAAAGAATGTCGCCACATTTCCACCAAAAGTCGATGCTAGTCTATCTATGTTAATTCCAACTGCAAAAGCTATATCTGGAACCACTGTAGTTAGGGAATAAAGTGTCTGTATTCCTGTATTTCCATACTTCAACTTATAGGCTATAGTGTTGCCTGTTAAAGATATTGAGAAGTAGTTATTCGTCAGGTTATTTTCTATTTTAATTAGTGACTGTTCTTCTTCTGAGTTTTCCACTGGCTGGAATACTCCGTAAAAAGAAGATATGTCCTGTCCAATAAAATTTAACTTATCAAAGAAAATGTAGCCATTCTCGGACTCCCAGCCATCCTGAGAAGATGGCCGAATCGTCACAAACGGTCTTTGCTCTGGGTTTTCTATGTTTTCCTGGCTATTTGCTGCTAGCCATGAATCATATGTCTTTGTTGTGTCTGCAAACAAAACATTTGGCAGACTAAAATTGGGAGAAGAAATCACACTGCCAGTGGTTCTAATGTTATCTGTGGCTCCCTGGCTCCATCTGCCAATATCTGGATAATTATAGTTATTTGTATA